GAAAAATCCGCGACTACATCATTGATAAAGATGGTTTGGAAAAAGCAGATTCCATCCTTCCAACAAGCACGATTGATAGCGTTGATTTAGGTGATGTGCCTTCTGTTTCATTCTCTGCTCCCGTAGAACCAGCTCCCGCAACTCCTGCTCCCTCCACTGCTGTCGTTCCAGGCTCGTCTGCGGCTCCGGCTGATCCCGCCCGCGTCGAACAGGAGCGGCAGCTTGCAGAAGAGAAGGTTGCACGGCAAAAAGCGGAAGATGAGCTAGCGTCATTTAAGAATGAAAAGCGTACCGCTGAATTTGCTGCTCTCTGTGATAACACGATCAAGGCTGGCCGCATGACCCCTGCGATGCGAAGCCCGCTTGAAGCGTTGTTCAAGGCGGCTGATGCGGGTAATGGGCGCATTGAATTTGGTGCAGGAGAACCCAAGGATACGATCAAGGTGATGGAGTCTTTCCTTGCATCAATGCCAACGGTCATCGATCTCGGTGCAGGAGATCCTAAACCACCTGCGTCATCCCTAAGTGCAGAAGCCGTTGCTACCAAAATTACCGTGCTGGCCTCAGCTGAGGGAATCGGCACATCCAAGGCATTCGAAAAACTCAGAAACCAAGGAGAAATCTGATGAACCCTGATCTCATTATTGGGCAACTGGCACAGGGTGCCATCCCTCCCAAACGTATTGTCGTCATCGGCTCCGCCGACGATACTGTCAAGCTTCCCACGTCTGCAAGCGAAGCCTTGCTCGGCGTGAGCGACCGTGGACCAACCATTGATGGCGGAACTTGCGATGTGCTTCTCGACGATATCGGTGAAGTGGAATTGGGTGGCACAGTCACCCGTGGCGACCGCTTGACCGCGAAGATTCCTGCACAAGGCGAAGATGCCACAGGCCTTGCCATCAAGGGTAGCGCAACTACTGCATCGGTCGGCATGGCCTTGCAGAGCGGAGTGTCGGGCGACATTATCCGTTTCCTCATCGAACGTAACCCTGCCGTCACACCAGCCTAACCGGAGATCACCATGGATTGGAAAAGTCTTCCATACATTTTCAGCGTAACGCCAACAGTCAGTGGCTTCGCTATGGCATACTCGATCCTCGGCCTAGTGGCTGATGAGGTCATGCCACGCATTGACAACATGAACGGCAAGGATGCATTCAAGATGCTCATCCGTGAGCCAGGTGATGCAATGCGCTCCATCAACGATCGCGTTGGCCGCCGTTCCGAACCAAAGGAAATCGAGTTCACTGGCCGCGAAGCGACCGATAGCTGCGAAGTCCATGCGCTCCAAGGATTCGTTGGCCAAGACGACATCATCAACAGCGACCAGTCCAAGTATGAAAGCTTGGTCAACAGGGAACAATCTTCTGTTCTCGAAACGATTACCCTGCAACGTGAGCTGCGTGTGATCAAGGCCGTGCAGGATCCAAGCAACTATGCAAATGTGCTCGATATGACATTTGCACAATCGCTTCTGAATCCCGATGCAAAGCCGCTCGAACTGATTGGCGACTACATGCTCAAGTGCCTGATGCGCCCAAATCAGTTGCGCATGGGTGCTTCGATCTGGCATAAGCTGCGTACACATCCGAACGTCATCAAAGAAGTGTACGGTGCCGCAAGCACCAAGGGCTTTGCGGTTCGCGCTGATATCGCTGCGGTGCTTGAAATTGACAAGGTGATCGTCGGAGATACCAAGGTCAACAGTGCTGCGAAGGGTCAAGACAATAAGATCATCACTGCATGGGGCGAAACGATTTCTGGTGCGTATGTGAACGCACAGGCCACCAGAACCGAAGGCTGCATCACCTGGGGCTTCACTGCTCAGAATGGTCCTCGCTTCGTTAAGCTTGTTCTCAACGAGAAGAAGGGTGGCCGTGGTGGCGTTGACGTCATGGTCGGCGAAGTGGTCAAGGAAGTTGTCGCGGCAAAGGACTGTGGCTTCCTTCTCTCCAACGTTCTCGCTCCTTCTACCTGAGGCATTGATCGATGGAATACTGCACCGTAAAGGATGTGCTCAGCCAGGTACCGCGTGAGCGGGCGGTTGAGCTCTCAAATGACTCGGAGAGTCGCCTTGATGGTGCGGAGCCTGTCGAGTCAGTGATTCAGAGCTGCATTGATGCGGCTCGCTCCATCGTCGACGGCTATTTGCGGTCGGTGGTGAGCTTGCCGCTTCCTAGCGTAGATCCGGTCTTAAAAACTGTGACCCGCGACTTGGCAATTTTTGAACTCTACAAACGCCGCATTGTGCTGGATATGCCAGAAGGACTGGCGAAGCTACGCGATACGGCTATTGCGACCTTGAAGGGCATTGCGTCCGGGACAATTCGGCTTGACTTGCCTACAAGTGGTGCTGAACCCGCATTCAATCCTCGTGTAAGGGCTCCTCAACGCGTGTTCTCCGATGATCTTCTGATGGGGTATGGACAATGAGTGTGATTTCCATTTTGCAAGCAGCTAACGATGCCATAAAAGATAAGCTGCCAAAGGTTCGTAAAGGAAGCATTGATGATCAGGCCGACGCAATCGTGAGGCCTTCGATCAGTCTACACGTTGTTGAAGGCAAGGCTGAGTGGGATGCCTCCGGCACCAAGGCCAACGTGCCATGCAAATTGCTTGCGATCATCCAAGTGGCGAACATGAAACTATTTGAAGAGCGTATCCGTGAGGCTCTCATTGTTGAAGAAGCTCTTGTGCCTGTATTGCACGGCCTTGAACCTGATGGTTGCCAAGAGTTTGAATACAGCGGATGGAAGGATATCACGAATGCGACATTCCGAGAAGAGCGGATCTCGGTTCTCCAAGCATCGTATGACACCGCATATACGATTGATACAAGCAGACTAGACCTGCATCGTCTTGAATCGATCCTTACAAGCTATGAACTGGCTCAAGGATCCTCTGACCTTAGTTCCCAAACCGATTTTCAACAGGAGTCCTGATGACCATCAAGAATAATATCCCGGAGACCATGGTGCCCGGCTCGTATGCCGAGTTCAACTTCTACGCAGGACCAAACGGACTTCCTACGAATGTCCAAAAAGTATTGCTTGTTGGTGCAGGCCTTGCTTCCGCGAGCCTTGCCCCTGCAACCCCACTTGATATTTATTCCGAGTCCGATGTACTCGCTGCTGTCGGTGCAGGCTCCGTGCTGCACTCCATGTACTTGGCTGCAAAATCCGCATGCAAATACACGCTGATTACTCTCGTGAAGCATGCAGAGCCAACGGGTACCGCTGCAACTTGGGCTTTCTCCTTGTCCACTGCGGCAACGAAGAGTGGTCTTGTCCGTTGCTGGATCGATGCTACCTATGTGGATGCATCCATTGTGGTGGGATCAACTCCCGCACTGGCCGCCGCTGCGCTGGTGGCCGCCATCAATGCGAAGACCCAGCTTCCGGTGACGGCTTCTGCCACGGACGATGACATCACGCTCACCGCGAAGAATGTGGGCTCATACATCTCTGCTGCAGGTGGAGTCGCTATCAAGCTTGAAAGTATTGGCACCGACATGGTGGCGTCCTCAGTGACGACGACATCCGGTACCGGAACCGTTGATGTGACTCAGGCATTGGCTTCTGTCTTCGCAGAGCGTTACCACATCATCGGCCTGTCCGTAAACGATGCAACGAACCTCGGTATACTTCGCACTCACCTTGAGAATGCCGCTGGGCCTCTCGAACAGCGTGGGCAACGTGGCATTGCTGCCTTTGAAGGTGTCGCTACCGCAGCGAAGGCACTTGCCACAGGGATCAACCATGAGCGCATGCATATCGTGGCCACTAAGGCACTCACAAACCCTGTCTGGGAAATTGCCGCAGGTACCTGCGCAGTTTTCGCAAGCAACTCCCAGCCCAACAAGCCAATGAATGGACTCCCCATTGTTGGCCTCGATATTCCTGCAGTCGCTGGCCGTTGGAATGGTGAAGAGATGGAAGCACTGCTCTATGGTGGCGTGATTCCTCTTTCGACCGAAGATGGTGAGCTCACGATTGTGCGTGCCGTAACTACCAAGACTTCCAAGGATGGAGTGCGCATCGAGACGCTGGTGGACACCGGTGTAATCGCTTCGCTTGACTATGTCCGCGACGCAATCGTTGCGATGCACAAGGTCAAGTACAAGAACGCTGTGATCCATGAGCACTTGCCCTCCGCAATCAAGGAGGACAACATTGCAGTCTGCAACAAGCTTGAGGAAGCGACGATCCTCCGTAACGTGGATCAGTATGCAGATGACTTCCTTGTTGAGGAAGATACCGATCATCCTGGGCGCATCAAGGACTCTATTCCAGCACACGTGGTGCCAGGGCTCAACCAGATCTTCACAACCATCAACCTTTACTTGAACTGAGGCAACCATGAGCAGAATTTCAAAGGCAACAGTCATCGTTGATGGCGAACTCATCACCGATTTCAACAAGGTCAAAGAGAACGCTCGCAAGATTCATGAGCGGGTGAAGTTGATGGATGGTGACGACACGGTCGAGTCTCATCCTGAATTGGGTTTGTCCCTCACCTATGTTCCTGCAAGCGGTGCTGATCGCGTATGGGATGGCGTGAAGGATGCAACTATTATCCTCCAGTACAAGGGCGGCAGCAAAGTCACCTACACTGGCTGCGACGTTGAAGAAGTTGGCGAGCGCGACACCGATGGCCAAAAGGCCAACGAGTTCGAAATCAAGTTTATTGCCAAAGCCCGCAAGGTATCGTAATGGGAATTCGCGACGAAATTAGCAACGGCAGTAAAGACGAATCGGTGCTTGAACGCTTGAGCGCAGGCACGGATAACCGGCGCGAATTTGAATGGCCTGGAAAGTCAGGCGAACGCGTTGTTGTCCGGTTGCTTTCTGCAAAGGAAGTAGCCTCCGCAAAGTTTGCGAACCAGCGCGAGTTCAAGTTGGCTGGGATTGAGATCGCGGTTCACAACATTGGCGACTACCGCGAACAGGAGGTCGACCATTTCCTGTGGCGTGCCCTCACGGACATGGATGGCAAGCCGCTTTTCACGTCCCTCGACGACTTCCGGGGCTTCTGCTCCCGCGAGGTGATCGCGGTGCTTGCCGAGGAATACAACGAGCTTTCCAAGGACTGCGACCCTGGTGTCGATTCCTTGGACGAGTCTGGCCTCAAGGCACTTCTTGAACTTGTAAAAAAAAAGCCGGATCTGATCCCATCGAAGGTTTCAAGTTTGCGCACGGCATGGAGGCTGCTCAGTATTTTGGGCGACCAGCCCACGAACTGACAGGCTCGCAGTGGATCATCGCCATGGCTGTGGCGGGATGTCTCAAGAATGATTCTGGTGATGGATTCGAGGTGATTGGTGACGACACTGACTGAAAGCATTGCGATTCGCATTGGGGCTGATCCTACTGGATTGACCGCAGGCATTCGCCGTGCGGAGAGCTCCATTGACGCTTTTGGTTCACGTACTAGGGCGGTGATTGGCCGCATGGGATCTGCGATCAAGGGATCCGCTGACCGTATGCTTACGCCGATGACTGCTGCACTGACTGGCGGGGGAATGGCTCTTGCGGTGAAGCAGATCAATGATGTGGAGCTGGGCATGGTACGGCTTGGGAACCAGGCTGGATGGAGTAGCCAAAAGGTCACAGCAGTCACAAATCAAATTTTTGCCAGTGCAAAAGCTTCTGGGCAATCAGTGGATGATTTGATTGATGGTTTAAATAAATACGTTGACCAGACCGGTGATGGCGACGGTGCGATCGATTTACTGAATGGAACAGCAAAAGCAGCGACTGCGGTCGGGGCGCGAATGACGGATATGTCAACCATTGCAGCCCAATTAAAAATGAACTTCAACGTTGCTGGAAGTGAGCTCGGGAAATTTTTCGAGATGCTTTCAGTACAGGGTGATAAGGGAGCCTTCACCCTAGCTGATATGTCCAACTACGGCACACGTTTATTCTCAGCTGCTGCATCGGGTGGTATCAAAAAGGAAACACTCAATTCATTTGGAGCCATGATGCAGATGGCTCGCGAGACAGGCGACGCGGCCATGTCAGTAGAAACTATTGCAGCTACGTTCGCTGCCTTTCAACAGAATGCTAAGGAAATTAAACATTTCACTGGATTCAATGTCTTCGATAAGAAAGGTCAGCTTAAGGATGCTGAAGAAATCTTGAAGGTGATCACGAAATACACAAACGGTAGCCAAGAGAAAATGAAAAAATTCAGATTCGAACGCGAGTCTGAAAAGTTCTTCGACAAATTCCAGCAGCACTATATCCAAGATGGAAATTTCAGCTATTTCGAGGCGTTGAAAAATGCAGCACCTGAAGCTGCAAAAATGACAACCATCCAAGAGAAATTCAACAACACAATGAAGACGACGGCCTTACAGCTTCAGACAGGAAAAACAGAATTGCTGCATTTACTCGCTGTTAACCTTGCAGAACCTATCGAACAGGCAACCAATGCTTTGAAGTATTTGAATGAGCATCAAAAGCTTGCTGAAGATGGTTTCAAAGCAATCGCGGCAGCGGCGTTAGCCCTTGTTGCTATTAAGGTCGGCTCATGGGGTTTGGAAGCTGTAAAATTTGGTAAGGAACTTGTTGACTTAGGCAGAGGCAAGGGTGATGGGAAAAAAGGAATCGGAGGCGCGTTAGAAGGTCTTGGTGTACAAAAGGTGTTTGTGACGAATATGGGTGGAGGCATAGGAGGATCAGGGGTTCCGGGTATCGATAGTCTTCCATCATCTGCTGGGAAAAATCCATCGAAGCTTGTCGGGTGGCTCAAGAATACATTCCCAACATTTACGAAGTTCTTTGCCGGATTTATGAATGCTGGGAAATGGGTTACCGGTGGGTTAATGATGTTTGGAGGCAAAATCATCGGGACTGCTGTAAAATTTGTAGCAGGTCATGCCAGCATGATAAAGTCATTAGGCATCACAGGCGGGTTACTCGCTGCTGTGATTTTTACTGTGACCGAACTGGTCAATCTTGCCGAAGCATTCAATGACTTGCAGAAGTCTAGGCATTCAGAAGAAAAAGTTACAGCAGGTATGCAAAACGCAAATGC